TATCTACAGTAGGATAAGCCATATTAAACTCCTAAATTAAAATTAACCTTTACCAAAGGTAGTCGTGGATTTACTCTCTTTAAAGAGCGGCATCCTTGGGTCACTTTGGCGCATGAGGCTACTGTCTACAGCTTCCATCTGATTTTCTGCTTGCTTTTGGTAATGTGAATTACGTTGGGCAACAAATTCTTCTGGAGTCTTGCAAAGCAATAACCCTGCAATCTCAATATTGTCTTTAAAGCGACTATTGGGATCGACTAGCAGTTGAAACTTGGGTTGTTCTTCAATTCCTACAGGTTCCCAGCCTTCTCTTAGTTTCCCAGAGAGATTGCGAGGGTCCGCTGCACCCAGTGTTGAAACACGAATCCATCTATACGCATACCCAGCCTGTTTATCTGGCTCAGGGAGAAGCTCCGCTGGCGCCCACTGCTTGGGGCGTTCAACTAATTCTCGGGTATCAATACTTCTATCTAATCTGTTTGTAGCCATGTCAGGCCTCCAATTTCATAAGTTCACGGACATATTGCTCTGGGGTAAGACCAAGTTTTTTAGCAATTGCAACTTGCGATTGCTTTAGCCTAATCTTCTTCGGTGCTGTCGACCGAGTTGCCGGAGCTACTACCGTTGCTGACTTAACCTTTGGCGTGTCTGCCTTTGGCGTTGCCTCTTCTACTTCTTCTGGCGGTTCAATGTCTTCATCAAAGCTTTCAGGGAACCGTTTGCGCATTGTTTTGTCTAACGTTGCGTAATATTCGTCAGAACCAATCTGCATTCCTTGGCGTTTTAGCTTCTCATGGAGTCCCAGAGCTGCTGCCGTCATCTCTTCGTCCTGTCCGAACCAAGTATTACGGTTTTGCCAATTTACCAACTTTTTGTCTTGTTGGGGTGCATTTTGATACTGTTGACTCGTTTGTACATCAAATTTATCTTCTTGTAAAGGGGGAAGTTTAAAGTTTTTTGCACTTTCGAGTTGAATTTGAGCTTTTGTTAGCGCCGCTTGCGCTTCCATGAGTTTTTCTGAATCGCCGGCATCATATGCTTCTTTATAAGCACGTTTAGCCATTTCATACTGAACCTCTGACGTAGTAGTAACGGCGGCTTTGTATTCTGCTTCACCTTTAGAAAGCATTTCCTTAATCCGCCTGTTCTCCTCCATCAAACGTTGGGCAGCATCAATAGCTGCGTGTTGCTCCCGCTGGGCGGTATCTGCACGGCGACGCTCATCGTTCCAGACCCGCTTCATTTTAATAAGCTTGTCCTTTGCTTCTTTGCTATATTTGTCTAAGTCATCAACCTCAACCTCTAGTTTCTTAACTTGTTCGGGATCGGCAGGTTTTCTACCTTGATCTTCAATAGGGGTATCGTCTTCAATTATAACTTCAATATCATCATTATCTAAGGGTTTACCCTGATCTTCTTCTACATCTACGGGTTTACCCTGATCTTCTACTTCATGAGGAAATTGATACTCATTTTTTTCCATTTCAGCCATGTCCAGCCTCCTTAGATAAATTTACGTTTGATGCCACGTGGGTCCTGAACTACGGCTTCCACAGAATCGTCATTGATAATTCGAAACTCACGGTCATGAATAACTAATCGTGTACCTGCATTAGGTCGTACCAAAACAAAGTCACCTTCTTTACACCATGCTCCATTTGGGAAACGGACAGGATCTTTATAGCAATCTGCCCCCATCTTCACTACAAATAGCACTGTAGATAAGAGTTCGTCATGCCGACGGGTTTCATCTGATTTAAGAATCCCGCTATCAAAGGCTTCTTCTGCTTCTGGTATTGCACATAATATGCGGTAGCCTCTAGGTTCAGGCAGTTGTTGTGCCCGCTCCTCAGCTGTTTTCTGCATCACAGCAGCTAAGTCTACTGCCCGTGATAAATCCAAAGTTTCACTCATCGTCCGAGTTCTCCAATTTACGTTTTAGGTCTAATATTTCCTGCCTTGCGAAAAGCAGACCTTTAATCTCTCCACAAACTCTTTGGTATTCGGAATAGTCTTTAGCTTGTCCGCTGCCTATCCAATCCCGTTTACCTATTATCTCTTTGTCTAGCATGTCCACTAGAACATCAGAAGCATCCATTAATTTCCTTTCTTATTAGGTTTCATAACGTCTAACACTTCCTTCATTACCAACTTCTCACGGTTATCCCGCATCTCTGCGGCTACTTTTAGCATTTCATTTTTAGTTTTATCAGCCGCATCCTTAGCTTGCGTTTGGATTCTCTGCTCTTCAATAGTAAGCTGCTTACCTTTTAGCATTGCATCAACCTGATCTTTTTGTGCTTTGCGTTGCTGATCTGCTTCCTTGATAGCCACTTCACGCTGCTGTAACTGGAGCATCGGATCTTGAGCTTGTTGTGCAGCTTGTTGTTGGGCAACTTGTGCTTGATTTTGTTGTAAAACCTGCTGGGCTGCTTGCGCAAGTAATGGTGCTAACTTAGCTTCAAGCACTGGATCCATCTCATTTTCATCTCCAGCTGCATCATACTGAGGTGGTAGAGATATGCCAAGACGCTTTTCAATTTCAATACGATACTGAAACCCTAAGTGTTCAGCAATATGCGCTTGCATCGCAGCCTGCATCTGTGGCGCCTGTGGATTGTTTTGAAGAAGTTGCATAATCATTGGATCCTGCATTGCAGATGTATGCACTTGGATATGTGCTTTATGATCTTGATTAATAAACGCCTTCATCGGTTTGAGCATCAGTGCATCTTGATTTTCGGTGACTGGATCTTTAGGCTTCATATCCTCTGGTAGAGGAACAAGCTTCTGAGCATCCTTAATACTAAGCACGTCTAACATCTGACGGTACAACAGGGGCATATTAAATAAGTTCGGTGATTGTGCTGCAAGCTGCATTACTGCTTGGTATTGAACAATCTTTTGTGCCATTGTTGAAGCGTTAGGATCACTAACAGGGATGACGTCCACATCATCGTAGTCAGACTTCTTAGCAAATCGGGATCCTTCATCTGGTTCATAGCTGTACTCCTCTGGCGTGTATTCAGCAATAATTTTCTTAAGTAACTTTAGCTCTTGTTTCATCGAGTAATGAACACGAGCTTGTACTGCAGACATTACTTTAAGAGTACGCTCTAGGATTGCTAGTGTGGTACCCACGGGTGCTTGTGCAGACATATCACTAATCTGTAAGTCCGCAGTGTTCGCAAAGCGACGTCCTTCTTGAACAATCTGATTGAGCAATGACATTAATACCTGACTTGGCTCTTTATATGGCAACGGTAAAATGTTGTCACGCATCGTGCCACTAGGCACATCTACGTCTCTAAACTCACCGGGCGAGATTGGGGTGTCATCTCCCTTAATTCGCAGACCTCTTGTTTTAAAACCTCCTGGCAAATTCGCCAATGTGCCTGCGTCCACAAGCTGTCGGATAAGAGAAGTACCAGACTTAGCAAAAGCGCCGATAAGGTGGATAAGGCCAAAACAATAAAAGCCAAAGCCCGGAATGTATCCATAATGGACGAAATGTTGACGTTTTTGACAAGTTTCATCATTCGGATCCCAATTACGTCTAATTGAAAGAACATTTTGAGTGCCTTTCTCGATAGTAACTACGTAAGGTAGTGCAATACCGGTGGGTTTACCGTCCTCACCCTTGTGCTCGTACCCAGGTATATCCAAGTTAACGTGCATCTCAAGAAGTTTATAACGGTCATCTGTTGTTGCTTTAAAACCAAGTTTCTCAGCAATTTTTTTCTCAACTTCGTCAAGCGTATTAGCTGGCTCTCCTAAGTCAATATCACGATAGAACCCAGATACTTGTAGCTTACGTAGCTCGTTCTCGTTCTTGCGCATAACGTGCGTAACACGTTCAGCAGCTTCTAGCGACGGTGCGCCATACGGCACCACCATGTCTTCTGCTGGCACAAACATAGATACTTGACGTTCTAAGTTAGGATCGTAATAAACTTTTTTAAATGCATTACCAGCAAGACCTAAGCCCCAGAGCATACGCTCGGTTTCTGGTCTGTACTCGGGCATTGCTTCGGTCAACTGATAGTTCATATCATCACGAACTCGCTCAGACGCATTTTTTTTCTCAGGTGTCTCTTTACCAATAACTAATGTTTTTACAGGACCTGATGCGGGAAAAATAGACATCATTGTCTCAGCTTGAAATTTAACAAGTGCCTCAGATAGAAGTGGGTGATACACACCACAGGCGCCTTCCCATGGCTCAGTGCGTTCTTCAATCTTTAAACCAAGCAGCTCAAGACCATCTACATAAGTTTGAATGTAGTCTTTGCGACTACCGATGTCTGCGTCAAAATCACCAATTAAATCCCCACATAACTCCGTAAGAACACCTTCATCCAAATATTCCGCTAAATTAATATTGAAATCATCTTCGGACTCTTTCTCTGGTTCAAGCAAAATTTCTAAACCATCAATTCCTATTTTGACTGATTCAGGATCCTCGATCTCAATTTCTATCGGACTTTCCATTGCAGCAGCCTCTTCTATGCCCATTGGAGCTTGGTATAGTGCTTTTTCTATTGCCATAATGTATCCTTAATAATATCCTTTGAACCGTTTAGACTTAAATAGTCTTATTTCATCTGGTTCATCGTTAGGTAGTTTAATAAATCCGCCTTGTCTAAAACGCATTAGCGCCATTACCGTTGAGTCAACCAAGTCATCATGACTCATAAACGGGAATCCTGCAATCTCTTCTACTACTTCTTCAGCCCAACGTGTCTCGGGCACCCATACTAGCCCACTTTTAACAATATCAGCAACAGAATTGAGCCTAGCAAGCTTATCACCACTACCCCTATGGGGGGTGTACTCCATGACGGGCATCCCAGTTCGACGTAATTCTTGATATAGTGCCGTTCCTGCTGACTTTTTCTCCACAATGAACGCATCAGGCTGCCATTCGTTCCATTCTATAAAGGCTAAATCCTTCAATTCAGGGAATTCTAATCTTTTCTTGATGGAATTTAACAAAATTATGTTGTGGCAGTCTTTTTCTTCGTTAAAAAACACTCCCCACGTCGTAATAGCAGTAAAGTCTGCCCGATTATGTGTTTCTGCGGCAGCGTCTAGGCTCATAATCACGTATTCGCAGGTGGGTGGGGTTTCTTGCTTCCACCAATTCCACCATTCTCGCTTGACAACGCTTGCTTCCTCGGCTGTGGGGTTTTGCTGGTACTGAGCGTTCCACTGGAACACAGGCATAGAAGCCTTAGTTTGACGCAAAGAGGCCAATGACAACCATTCAGGCCAGAGAGCTGCTTCTTGATCTGTTCCTTCATTAAAGATCGCTGGAAATTCAACGAGTTCATACTGGTCTGCCTCTTCGTTCTGGACCATATCTCGAACAACCTTACCTGTTAGGTCATCCTGATGCCATCTAGTCTGTACTATAGCGACTCTACCACCTGGCATCAAGCGTGTTCTTGCTCCGTAGGTAAACCATTCGTACGCTTTCTCGAATACATCGAAGTTCCCATTGATGATGTCTTGCTCGTTATGGGGGTCGTCCACCAATAATAGATCAGCTCCACGACCAGCAAGGGCAGAACCCACACCACAAGCAAAATACTCACCACCAGCATTAGTATTCCACCGACCAGCAGACTTATTATCTTGCGCCAAAGAGACAGTTGGAAAAATTTGTTTATATAGGGGGGTATCAATTAGGTTCCTCACTTTCCGTCCAAAGTCCACAGCAAGATCGGTCGTGTGGGAGACCATCAAAACCTTCTTATCGGGGTATTTCCCAAGAAACCACGCAGGAAAATAGATAGAAACAAGCTGGGATTTACCGTGCCGTGGGGGTATATTGACCGCTATTCGGTTCTTTTTACCCTCAGCAATCTCCATAAGGAGGTTTGCCAATCTGCGGTGATGCTCACCAACTTTGTAGTCGGACTGCATTAGTTTGCAAAACTCTATTAAATCAAGCCTAGCAGCCTTAGCTTCCTTGCGCCTAGCCATTTCATCAATAACAAGCTCTGTTTCTTCAGCGTCTAGCTCATCAAACTGGTCCAAATTGTCCAGCATGAACTGCAGTTCAGCGTCAGTTAGCTCTTCAAGAGGGTTTAGGGTCGCTGTCGTCATCTTTTGTTGTCTCGGGTTGCGTATTTTGGACTTCTTGGACTTCTTGAGTTTCTTCTGGGGTGTCTTCTATACCCATTTCTTTACCCACATCAATAGCTTCTCCATTGACTTCAACCGCTTTTGCGTCTTCTATGCCTTGTGGGTGCATGAGTTTCTGTATTTTAGAGCGCAGGGAGTCCATTAATTCTTGGTTTGACCGGTGGTTGATCGTAACCTCAGACTTCTCAGTAAATAAGCCTACGTCGGTGATCTTACCCAATAACTCTAGGGCACGGATACGAATCTTGGGATCCTCATTGACAGACTCCAGTAGTAACTTATTTGTTACCAATAGCCTAATCTGCGTGGCGTTCTCTACAACCTTTGTGGAAAACTCTTTCAGAATGTCATTGACTGCGTAATAGGTAGCAGGTCTGATCTGCGAAGCCTTTTTGGTCGTGATCTTGGTATTTATCTGGTCTTCGTTTTTAGCTACTTCATAGACAATAGTCTCTGCCACCGCCATGTCTTCGTCGGTTGGAGTGACATCCAGTTCCAATAAATCTGCCGTGCGGCATGCCGCTTCAGCTCTTTCCCTGAAGTTTGCTAGCACCGGATTGTCTTCCGGGAATGGTATCGCCAAGTCTGGCTCAACGTGCATTTGTTGCATCAAGTCCTTGTCCGAATTTGATGTAGATAGGCGAAGTATATAGGAAAACGAAAAAATTATGTAAGTGCTTCCCAACGTGTAGAAAAATCCGAAAAT